CTTGGATCGTCCAGAGGTTTAAGCCACGGTTTTGCCATTCCAGCATGAGCATATCGAGGCTGCGTCGAGCCGTTCGATAGTCATAGCCGGAACGGACAACTAAACCCGCCCGCTCAAATGCCTCCTCCACAATATCGCCAAGGTCAAGGGTAAAAGCGTAAGTCCCGCTGGTTGCCATTCAGGCTCCCGTGTCGCCTTTATCCTTCGCCTTACCAAAGTTTAGGGCTATAAAATCAATGATCTTGTAAGCCCAAGCCACGGCTTGGTCATCCTTCGGCGTAGGTGTCACCGCCGCAATAGCGGAACATGCCGTCACCGCTGCGGTCGCATACATCAGAATTGCCACAATATCAAAGTCCATCAGAACTTACTTTGAATAAGCTGGTTATAAGTCGGCACTTGACCGCCTGTTTTCCAACCGCCGCCGCTAATATTAGCCGCTCTTCGTCCCGGTCCACCGGCAGCAGCCTGTCTCGCCATTTGCCTTTTCGCGACACCCGGAGCCACATAGTTAATGTAGTCCCGCCTTCTCCGTTCTCCAACTGGACCCTGTTGCCATTGGATCGGGTCGCCACTTCCCATATGGGTCAACTCGGACCGCCCGCCCCGCTGCTTTCGCTTCTTTGCCACTGTCTTACCTCCTCGGTAATTGGTGCGAACCGCTTTACCGGTTCGCTTACTGTATGCCTTAGCGGCCTTTCGACCTTCAGGCGTATAAGAAAACTTCTTTCCTCCAACGTCGGGCATACGCCCTCCTAAATATCAAACTTAGCGCGTATGCGCTCGTTTTCAGTAGGGATCGACTTAACATTAAAGACCGTTCCCCCCGCTTTCATGCGCCGCCTCTCACTCATCGCGATAGCAATCGCCTGATCACGGCTTGTCACTTTCTTACCAGAACTCGATTTCAAGGTGCCGCGCTTGTATTCGCCCATCACCTTTTTAACTTTATCCACCATAGACACGCCTCACTGGGGACTGCTGATATAAGTCCCTGACGATATCCGCAATAATATTTGCCGGTGTATTAAGAAACTGCTCGAAACTCATGCTGCTCGCCGCCGCCGGGACCGTATCGGTTTGAATCGTCAGAATACGCCTGTCGTCGTCAATAGCAAAAGTCGCCTTTATTGGCGACAACGGGTCTGATAAATAGTATGTACATGCCAGCAAATGATCGTCGAGCAAGTGCATTACAAAGCTATCCTCTTCCTATTTTCCAAATGCAGCGCCTTAATGGCCTCTTTCGACTGCCCCTCGTAAGGGACAGCGTGTCCCACCTCGCACATGATGTCGTTTATACACTCGCCCTTGTCATTGCTAAGACGCCCGAGAATACGACCAAACTTACCACGACCATCCTTCGAGGTTTCAATGGACAAATTATCGCCAGCGGCCCATATAAATCCCTCTAAATAGGCTTTAGCGGCAAAACCGTACAGCTTCTCTTCTTTATCCCGCGTTCGACTTTCCGGCGTATCAATGCCTTGCAGGCGAATACGCTGCTTGTGCAAAACCACAGAAAAGCCAAGGTCGATATCACAATCCACCGTATCGCCATCGACGATTCTGACCACAGTGGCTTTGTACTCGAACATCAAAACGGCGCAAAAATCGCAGCCAAAGCAACACCGACAATGGTGGCATACAGCCCCATCACCCAGCGATCCAGCTTGTCGAAGCGCTTTGAACCGTCATCGAGCCTTCTAAGAATGGCGTCGTAACGCAACGCGCACTCACGTTCGTGAGCATTTAATTCCGCAGCCACTTCAGCCGTCGTCCTTTCTGTACGCGGCATCATAACCACCTACTTTTTCTTCTTAGACGCCTTCTTCGGTGCCGCCTTCTTCGCAGGCGTCAGCGCTTTCATCGCCGCTTCTGCCTCCTTCTTGGTCATCAACTCACCCACCACGACGACGTCTTCACCGTCAATGGTGGTAGCTACCTGATAAACCGGCTCACCGCTCGGAATCCTTTCGCCATTCTGAATGACTTTGTACTTTGCCATATCTCAGCCTGCCCATACTACGGTTACAAACGACACATTGGTCACATCGCAATACACGCGGTCCTCAAAACGAATGCCGTTTTCAGGAAACCACACCTGATCCGTCGCCGTTGCCGACGCGGGGGTATCAATGGTTACCAGCGTTGATCCGCCGGAGCCGTTTTTCAATGCAATCGTTCCGGCAGTACCAGAAGCCACGTAGTACACGGCCTTAACACGGGCCGGTTGGGCTTTCCCTGATGTACCCGTGATATAGCCATCGGCATCTAGTCGGGTTGTCTGAACATCAGACTGCATATCACTACTCCTTTAATTTATTCAAATGGGGTAGCTAGGCTGCCGTCACCATGCAGATACGCTTCGCAATGCCAAACCGCCGCGCTAGTCGCCACCAGACGAATAATTCCACCCACGAGCCAGCCCTGTGCCGCCGACCCCAAATCAATGGTGTCGTCGTCACTGGCGTCAGGAATGAAGGTGTTGTTGTCGGTGGCCGTTGCAGGATCAAAGAGATAGGCAAACCCAGAGAACAAGTCGCTGGAGTTGTCTGTGTTGATCTGGCCTGCGCCGGTAAACGTGGTGCCAACAATAAAGGTGTAGTTATACCCCGCTGCGGCAGTTGGCAATGTAACTACAATGCCTGCTGCCCTGTTGAGGGTAAAAACCGTACCTGAGTCGGTCGATTCAACGCTTTTGGTAGCAGACGTAATGCTGCTGACGTTGGAATAAGCAGAGACATAACCCGTCGTTTTAAGATTACCGCTGGAGTCAATGTCTAAGTTGGTCGTGATGGCTCCAGTTCCAGCAGTTTTGCTGATCTGCTCGAAACCACCTTCTGAACGGACTGGACCGTTAAAAGTCGTGTTAGCCATAAGTTCTCCTGTCGTGGCTAATGTCTATTGATTGCTCAATAGTCAGGAAAAATGGAAAGGGGGCAGTTACCTACCCCCCACCGTTACTAGGCACCAGGCGATGCGTACATCCCCAGCGGATCAGAAACACCGAAAGAGTAACGCTCACGCGCTTTGTAGCGCACGTTACCGGTATCGAAGTCACCGTCCATACTAGTTTCCATCGAGGTACGCTCAAAATGCTTCATACCGTTAGGTATGTCCGTCGTGAGATACCAAGAGTCAGTATCGGTCAAATAATGATTGACCGCATAACCCTCTGGAATCGTGCCATTTGCACGAATCGCGTTGATGTCGTTATCCGCCGTCGCTACACGTCCTTCGGACTGTAGAATGCGGGTTGCGACAAACATGCCATTCGGCGGCACAATCAGCCGTCGAGGACGGGCAGCAATCAAAAGACCGCGCTCGTCTTTCCAGCCAGCAATAGTGATTACCGCAGCTTCCAGCGAAGTCTCATTGAGATCAGCCGCTGTCGCAGGTCGGTTATCGTTCTTGCCACCAGAAACCAGGGGATGCCCATCACCACCGGTTACACCGTCGCTAGAAGCCGTGAACAGGTTAACCCCGTCACCCGACTGGAAGCTGTTGGTAAAACCGTTGTTGAGGGGATTCGCAGCTTTCACCTGCTTGGTGTAAGCCATCGCACGAGCCAGCGCCTTGGTATAGCGAGCCGAGAGCGAGTCATAGAGGTTGTCCTCCATGGCTTCTTCCGTGATCGCGAATCCCATGGCAATGGTTTCGTGGTTGTACCGAGCCGTGAAGTGTTCCTGCGCTGCGTCATAACTGAGCGCTGCGCCTTCATCCTTCACTGGAGCTGCCTCAAATCCCGACAGTTTGACCTCTTCCTCGAAGGAACGGTCAGACGATTCGGTCTCATAAATGAGGGTATGCTCGTCCTCGTACTTTTCGTACTCCAATCCGAACAAGGCATTCAAGCCCGGAAGGAGTTCTTTGAGCATTTGCGCTCTTGAAATAGCCATTTGCTAATCCTCCTTTGCTTAAATACCAGTGGTATTGGTTAACTGATGCCCTACATTGAATTTCACAATGACATCAGTATAGGTATCGCCCACGGAACTCGTCGGGCCGTCGACAAAATCGACAACCTTAACCGGGAACGTATTAGTGGTTGCAACCGTCGAACCGTCAAAAGCACATTTGCTGTTGCCGATAGACGTAGAACCCGCCGTCTGAACGACGGAGGCATTCGCACCGAGAGCCGCTTGAGCGACGGTTTCATCACTCTGCATCCGAAACAGTACTTCTGGGTCTGTCACAACATAGGCCACTGCATCTGATGCTGCCATGTCAGCGGGCCATTGTTGATTGAACGTCATCTGTTTCGATGTGGAATCGGTGTACTTGCATCCCATGAAAATCCCTATGGGTGTCAACGCTGCGGTGCCGGTGTCTTTTTCGACCGTACCGGCAGTCACGAGCTTGACAAAATCCCCATAGAAGATCGCGGTGTCATAAGCACTAGCAATCTTAATGTGCTGAACTTTTCCCGTATAGGAACCGCTCGCACTTGTTGTATTGATAGGCCTGGCACCGTAAGGGGCGGCTGTTGTAGCCATAACTTACGAACTCCTACACATAGGTAACAGTTTATTTGTTAACTGTTACCACGACCAAAGGTAACCTTTGTATTCCGCTCCGATTGGAGCTTCGGCATACGCGGGTCGTTATCCTTCATGTAGCTATTATCCACCGCCTGCATCTGCTGCGTGGAGTTGCGCTGGTTGTATTCCCGCGCCGCTTCCACCTGCTCAACAGGGGCTTTGCATAGCAACAATCCACCTACTTCAACATTGCCCTCGAATCGAGTTCCATGATCCGGTATCACCATGAGTTCTGGATGATCAACCGCTTTCACGGGTTGCCATCCCTCACGGAAACGCATAGATACATGTCGATTATCTTCGTGCCCCATCATGCTGGTACGTACCCATCTGAATACCCAGCCTTCTTGTGGAGTTGGATCAGGCAAAATTGCCGGAGGTTGCCACGATTCTTTCCGCGTCGTGTTGTCGCGTGTTTCTAGTTCCCTAGGGGTGCGCTCTTCGCCATCAGCCATTATTGGATTCCTTCAATACTTGACGGGCGTATTGCTCAGGAGTGATCCCGAGCCGCTTAGATAGACGGTGTGCTGATTCCGTCAATTTTACTTTATGTGGCCGCGCCCCGTTATTGCGAGTCGCGGGGGCCACCACTGATGAGGCTTGTCGTTGCGGCGCGTCCTGTCGGGGCGCTGCTTCTTCAACCTCAAATTCGTCTAAATCATCGCTGGTGAAATAACTAGGATAAAGCTCGCGCATCCGCTTATCTATCCGCTGATAGTAATCGTCGGACGTAGGATCAACGTTTTCTTTTTTCACCAACTTTTCGTGAATACCGTAAGCGGTACTCGTCATTTCTTCGTCAGAGCCAAACCACACATTCTGCTTCTGCCAACTCAACGCTTTCGGATTTGGCATGGGCACATTTGGTTGTTGTGGCTGCTGAGAAAGCTGGGCCTGATAATTCTGATCCGCCTGCTGGATGACCTGATTCGCAAGATTCGGCGCATACGCTTGCGCCAGTTGTGCGTTGGTCATCGCTTCCTGTGCTTTCGCAATCTGCTCCGAGTCACCGTCGTCATACGCTTTCTTGTATGACTGCTGGGCACTCTGCAACGCATATTGCGCTCGCTCAGTCGCCTGCTGCTCCAGAACCTTCTGGCCTTCAGACACCATCTGCAAGAGTCGATCATTGTCTGACTGCAAACGCCGGGCGTGCATCACCGCTTCGTCTTGAAGCCGCTGGGCATCCTCGGCACGACGGCGTTCTTCATTGAACTCCGCCCGCATCTTATTGATCTTCTTGCGAACCCGCTTGGTATAGCTGTCAAGATCTTCGTCCTGCTCCGACACCCGACGATCTTCGGGTGGCCGGTCATCGACGACCTCGACCTCTACATTAGCAGCCCCTTCTTCAACACCGAATTGATTCTTAATACCAAAGAACTTGTCTTCAGCGCTCGTTACCTGAT